CCTCAATACACTAGCTAAGCGAAGCTCAGCATTAGAGGCACAATGATTGACCATCTCAATTGCGACACTCAAACTTCTGTTTGAGATCGCAAACTCTTTAAAAGAGACAGGTGACCAATCATCCCCTCTAAATGCTAGCTTCTTCGCAAACTCAAACACCCCTCGCGCTTGAATTAACGACTTGGTAGGGGAAATAACAACCCCTAACCGCTTAACTAATCTACGGTACTCATAGGCGACTGACCGGTTAAATATAACCACGTCATCACCTAACAATACATACTCCACAAACCATTCTCTGTACCCGCATCTGTTCGCAGCCCACTGCACCAAGGCGTGGTGCGACAAGGCGAAAACTCCCCATGAAGAATGGGCCCCCATAGGCTGGCCTACGGCATATCTCAGCCGCTTCACCGGGACGGACCCCAGGACCACTTTGTAATCCTGGGTCAAAAAGCTGGAAAACTTTCCAGCTGCCCGCCCTGGCCTAATGCATGGTACATGAAAGTCCCTACCACACATAAGCTCTTCCCATGAAGGACCCAATCCTCCACCGAAAATTTCTTCAAGCATCGACGACTGAGCCCAAACCGGGAAACGGTCCGTAGCCGAAGAGAGATCGTAAGACCAATAAACCCGATCACCTCTATTTGCAAACGCAAAAGAGGCCACCTGGTCAAAGGTCCCATCGATTCTCTCATCACCTACATTAAGTGACGCCAGCAGGCTAAATATAGCCTGATGGAGCCCCCGCAGCACGGTTTGAGTCCAGAAGTCGACGATGGCAAAAATACGCACCTTTCCGGGTTCATATTTGAACGATAGGCGGCCAACGCTGCCATATCCTTCCCCCCATGTCTCTCCCCTCCACTGTAATTCATTAGGCGGTCTCATCGCTGTGTTACGAACGATACGGGAGAAAACACTCCCGGCTCGTATCGCATCACAGTAAGCATAAAAGACTTCCTTGAAGTCTGGCTTAGTGATCGAGATCGCGTCATGAAAGACAGTGG